CATAGGGCGGTATGTAGAGTTAACGCCAGCGGCGTCGAACGCAATACTTCCGGTTACAGCGCCGTTAGCGCTAACCGTATTGTACCAAACCCCGAAGTCCTCATAATCACCGAAATCGGCAACCTTGCATGAATACGTACGACCGCCAACGAGATCGGCGCCCGTAAGGACACTAACACCTGGGGCGTTCCGAATAGTTGTCATGAGCGTGTTAACATTAGCCTGTGTAAGCGACGGAAAAGCCGCAGGAAGACCAAGTCGGGAATCACACTCAAGAACATAAACGGTACCGCCGCCAACTGCGCCAGCTGGGCTAGTGTTTCGTATGTCGATAGTAAGTTTCGCCGCTCTGGAACTGATCGGACCACCAGAAGTAGGGCCTTGGTCAAGTGAATACTGTGAACCAGTGAAAAGCCCAATAGGGTTCGGAATAGCTCCGTTGTCAATCTGTGCGCCATACTCTCTGCTAGTAGCGCTTGGTGTAAACACGTAAAGCACCGAAGTAGAGGTAGAAGTGTAGGTATATCGAGCTTCGACGGTGAAAGCAGCAGCCTTGCCGGAAGGAGTACCACAAGGCACTAAGGCCGAATTATGGCATGAAAGAATAGGATAAGGGCTCTTGGAGCTCTTCTTCTGAGTCTTCTTCTTCTTGGTCTTCGACATAGAGGCGACCGCTTGTTTGGCTGCCGCGTTGGCTGCCTTCTGAACTTGCGCATTCATATTCTTGTTCTTGTTGTTCTTGCGTCGATTCCGGCGACGACGACCGGTCTGTGTGGTCTGGGTTGATGTCCCCTGATTGTTCATACTGTGAACCCGAGATCTCCTGTGAAAGAACTGGGATGGAGCAAAGCCCAAAAGGTGAAAGCGATGCAAGAAAAGCCTTGTACACCCGTGAGACCCAATAAACACCAATCAATAGGATCGGCGTCGTCACAGAATCGGCGGATGCTCTCGCAGCACGCTATTTTGTTTAACAGTTCAGTACTGCTGGACGAATGAATTTAAGAGTTTATTGCAACTCTTTTTCTAAAAATTCGCTGTGAGGAGTCACCATTCAGCGAAAAGTCTTTCTTCGTACGTAGCCAATCAATATATAGACAGACCTTTGCCCTTAGATATTCATCAGGGTGGTCCGCAAGTTCGAGTGAGACGGCTCGAGCCCAATCTTCGACGTCCTTGGATGATTCAGGATCACGAAGGCTGGTAGTGAGCATACGATCCCAAGTAATAAGGTGGCAACGCACCTGACCCTCCACCATACGATACTGGTGGGAAGAGAACTCGGTCTTTTCGTAGCTTTGCAATTCACAAGCTCGGAGTTCGACGAACATTTCACTGTAAGCCGCCTTCAGAGGCTCAACGTCCAGATCATTTAGTTCATCACAATCATCTCCGTTAGTTATAACTGCTTTACTGCCAACATAGTAACCAGCATGCACTCGACCAACACCATTACCGAAATTAGTGAGCAAGTCACCACTCTTCATGCCCTTAAGATCAACCGAACAAACTATACGCCCATCTGGCAGATAAACAGGGGTTGAGAGGAGAGAATATCTCCACCAATCTAAAATACGGTTTAGGTATAAATTACTAGTCTTGTGCGTGCGTGTGAGCAGGGTGCTAAGAACTGAAGCCGTTTCAAGCCCGAAGCGTTTTTCCCACCCACGTACATCAGATGAATACATAGGTCTTCCGTAAACACGGCAAATATCCTGATATTTCTTCATAAAAGATGCGTTCTTTTCCGGACTAATACCATGACCTTTCAAATTAGGCAAATTTGGGTATAAACGCTCCTCCATTTCCATAGCATTTGTAAAGAAAAATCTCTCCACAAGTTGGTCAACTATTGATAGGCCCATGATAATACGGCCATCGACCTTACGAATGGGATCGACCTGATTTTTCTTAAAAACCATACAGGGATCTTTCAAACCACGGGAAATCCAAAGACTACGATCCTCAACATAATCGTCCCATTTATGTTCAAAGAACATAATACGGACCACACGCCAAGTTGCTGCATTAATGAGGTCGTTGAACAACGGACCGGGTTCAAGGAGCTTTTTATTTGGCGATGCGAGGAATGAACCTGGAAAACCGGGTGAACTTGTTGACTTAATATCCTCCGCATATATCTTCAAACAAGAGGCGATTTTGTAAAAGACCTCTAGTTGTACTGAGGATAAATCTCCGAGATCAAGGATTCGACCTTCTCCTGGGTAGGCACCGCCCAAGGTCTCCGTTTCTCCTTCGGAAGCCCATTGAAAACCTTCATCACTGAGTCGTACACACAATCGCGGGAGACTCCACTGATAGCCATTGTCTTGATAGTCCCGAACAACCCGTTCCAATGCTTCTTCGTATCTTCCGTGGTCGGGGTACTGGATTGGGGGCTGGTCTTTGAGATACCCTTGATAGCATCGAGCAACACTTTCTGCTGAGAGGTTTGGGTCGATATAAAGTCCTTCAATTCCGAAAAGACGTTCCCACTCTCCTGCTTCAACTCGCTTTTTGCCAGATCGGCCCGGAATCCTGCGAGCTGTTCCGATACAATAAGCATCACGTCCTTCGAGATACTCTCTCTCAGAATCTTCTCTTGGTCGGAAATCAGCATGGGTCCAGGCAGAGCTTCTGGTGCGATCCGCTCGGCGTTGCCAACTACAGCTGCCTCCTTGGTCTTCGGGAGGGCTACTTGGTTTACCTGCCAGGACTCCTCATCGTAGTTATTCTTACGGCGCCGAAGACGCTTAGAACCACGGTTAGGTCCTGAACCATCGGAGTCTTTTACCCCCCTGCCTTCAGCTTCCGGAACGGGAGCAAAGGTCTTTGCTTGCGCAGCTTCAATAGGATCACTGTAAGTACGAACATAAATGCTCTCAGGATTCTTGTAAAGCTGTGAAGTCCAATTCGAACGAATCATCTCCTCGATAACAACACATGAGATGTAAGCATTCACACCCATTGAAGGCACACCACCGATATGAATTCCTTCCAACAATGCAGGGCGTTTGGAAAGCCCCGAAACAAGGAACAGAGGTGCACCGCTGTGACCACCAATGGTGGAAGCGGTGTGAATGTCATAACCATCATGCTCGCCAAAAGACACGGTACCATTCGACCACCAAAGGCCGGGTTCACCGTTCAAGTCCCTGTTGACGAGCAAGGCCACCTCGGTATCATTCTCCATACGATCGAAACCATCACAAACAAGCTTGCTTGGAATCAAATTGCGTCCGTTCACGGAGAGTTTACCGAGATCACTCGCAGTAACCTCAGCGATAGCAACATCATGTTCCGCGGAATAATTCCATGTAATACCGGCTTTACCGGTACCCTTGAGATCCTCGAAACGATAAATCACTTTATTGATAGCCTGAAGGTTATCGAGAGCCATAAGGGCATTAGCCCCAAACTTCATATTGTGTCCTGCTGTTACAAGGAACAAAAGATCACGCGCACCAACCCGAACCGTGACAATTACGCATAAACCGAGATCATCCGAAGATTCACCCCAGAGAAGCGCCTTTTCGTCAGGACCCAGCTTAACCATCACCAGCGTGTGGTTCACGCCATAACCATCGATAGCGCATTTGCTGTAACGCGCATGGGCCAACGCACATTCTGCGATGATCTCGGTTTTATTACTAACGTTATTATAAACTGTAGTACCAAAACCATCGAAGTAACCCCAACGCCTTGAGTTCAAAAATCCGCCACAAACATAACTGTAAAGACGGGTTGACTGAATCCAGAGGAACCAGAAAAAGGTCCAAATCCCAAAACTAAAAACGGGTACTACCATATTATACCTACGCAATCCACTAAGTGTACGTGCAAGGAAGATAGAAAGGTTCTGACAAATGGTGAAAACGGTGATTCCGAACCAAGTGCCTCCGTAAATAGTCCAAGGTCCTGTGAACCATGGGGTGAGTGTGCCTGTAAACCAACTAAATGGTGGTAAAAGGTACTCATTGTAAATCCAATCGATGAAACGGAAGGACCCATAGAGATACCAATCAAGAACCTCAGCCCAGGTACTAACAATTTCCTGGTGCAGATCCTCGACAACCGGTGGGGGTAGGGGAGGGGCCGGTGAAGGAGCCTGTTTAAAACTAGACTCCAGAAGTTTGATCCTCTCACCTTGTTCCGAGAGATGATCACGGAGTGAGAGGAGCGTGCTGTGCAAAGAGAGAAGTTCCTTGCCAATGTCAACGCTCTCGACTGCCGGGCTAACGGGACAGATGTCATCCGCAAAAGCCCCGGTCAGGAGGGCACAAAGCACAAGGGCGTGAAAAGCGCCCATGATGAAGCTTGGCAGTTCAGTACTGCTAGACGAGGGGTGGTTGCAGAAAAGTTTTCTCTGACAGCACGGGGATTTCAAAAGATGTGGC